ATTTTCTTTACATTACATTTATTAATATGATAATCAATCCAAAATTTAAAATTTATAGGATTTTTTATACATGAAATTATAGCTAGATTTATATTATAATCATTTGGATCTTTTATCTCATCTATTAAATTATTATATTTCTTAATAAGTATATTTTTAGATTCTATCATCCCAAACAACATTTTAATATATTTTTTACAAATTAAATTTTCAACTATATTTTTTTCTTTAATTCCATTATGATTACAAATATCATTACTATTATAATAATGAATACTATAACTTTCATTCTGTTTTTGAAAAAAATTAAATCCAGTTATGGATATATCTTTATAATATTCTATAAAATATAATATAGTTATTAATCCTGTTGATGGCCAAGTATTATTAAATTCATATTTTTCTTGAATTTTTTTTACAAAATCTTTATTTATAAAAATTAATTCATTTTTTATATTAGATTTATTATAATAATCATCTATTAATTTATAACGTTCTTTATAATATTTTTCTGGTTCATTTGTTCTATAAGGAATTATTATTATTATTTGTATATGTTTATTATTTTCTAACCAAGTTTTATATTTATTTAACATATTTATTGCAATCCAATCATTTATCACCCAAATAGATGTTTTTGTTCCAACATTTTTTTCATAATCTTTTATTAGAAATTCATTAAATCGTATTATTTTGTTAAAACTATTTATTAATTTTCCAAATTCATTATCTAAATTATTTGGCCCATTACCAATAATAATTATTTTATCTTCTTTATATTTTTTTTTATTTTTTAAAGTTTTATTATTATTATTACTTAAATTCTCTCTTCTTGTAGAATTATTTTTTATTTTATTTTTACGTGATTTAATATTTAATAAATTGTTTATTTTTCTTGATTTCATTTAAATATTTAAATATTTAAATTTATTATATTTTTAATATTTAAACCGAAATAAAAAAAATTTAATATACTATTTTATTAATTGTAGTATTTTATAGATTGATTAAAATACTTTTATATTCTTGTAAAAAGTTATTTATTAACTCTTCAGGAATCTCGTCAAAACTAATTATTTTTTTATTTAATTCATATTTTTCTTTAGCATCATTTTCTTTATTTAATGCTTGTAAAAATAAATCTTTATCTTCATAATATTTTTCACATGTTTTTGGTCCACATTTTTTAAAAACAGGTGAAATATTATCAGATTTATCACCTAATACTATTTTATAAAACAAATTTTTATCTGCTTCTGCAAATACTTTTTTAGATTCTCTCAAATTTTTATTTTGAAAGTTAATTATTTCTGTATTTTCATCTAATAATTGTAAATAGTCATGGTCGTTTGCTATAATATAAATAATAGAATCAGGATATTTTTGTCTAATAAATTTTTTTGTAATAGCTATAATATCATCTGCTTCTAAATTAGAATGTCGTAATACATAATTTACACCGGCATCATATAAAAGTTTATTATTTTCTTGATAAATATGTTTAAAGAATGGCCCACCCATAAAAGAATCATCTTTATCTCTCGTTTCTTTATATTTATTATATACAGAATTTCTCCATATTTCAGTTCTAGGACAATCTCTCGCTGCAATAATAGTACATGGTATTGCTGGCTTAGAACGCTGTTTATGTAATTTTTGTTTTTTTTTAAACATTTCTAATGAATCTGTAAATGTTTTTATGAATTTTTCTAAAAATTCTTGATTATTATATGGTTCTTCAAACAATTCATCATCTGGTTTAGCATGTCTCCACCATTGTAAAATGGCAAAATATCTATAAAATATCCAATAACTAGTATCTACTAAAATAAATACTTTTTTATCTTCGGACATTTTTAAATATATTAAATTAGTCTTTTAATTTAATATATTTTTTTATAATATTTTCAATTTTATTTTATATATATTTGAATGTTTAATTAAATTTCTATTAATTTATTTACTTTATTTAATTCTTCAAAAACTTTTACTTGTTCAATATGTATATCTTTAACTAATGTTTTTGTAATACTTCCACCTATTTGAATTGATAAAACAGTTTGATTAAATTCTTTTGTTAAACACATATTATAACTTTTTAATACTTTATTTATAAAATTAAAAAATTGAAATATTTTAGTTTTCTCTGCATATGTTTTTATACCATAAATTAATTTTTTCTCTAATTCTATAATTTCATTTTTGTTAATTTCTTTTTTTGATTCTATAAAATATTCTAGTTTTTCAAATATATTATCATAATTTTTGGCAATTTCTATATTATAAAAAAAATTATAAAATTTTTCCTGACTTTCTTTAGAAGGAAACGAAACAATTCCAAAATCAATTAATCCTAATTGATATTTTGGTAAATTAGAATTTTCATTATTTTTATAAAAGAAAATATTACCACTATGTAAATCACAATGAATAGCACTATTATATAATACACTTATATAAGCAAATTTTAAAATTAATTTACCAAATTCATTTTTATCATATTCATCATATTTTTCAATATCATTTATAGTTAAACCTTTTATATTTTCCATAATAATAACATTATTATAAATATTTGTAATTTCTTTATAAACATATGGAATTTTATATTCTGGTAAATTTTGATTTTTAAATCTGAATATTTCAATATTAGTAACTTCTTTTAAAAAATCTACCTGACTTAATAATGATTCTTTATTATCTAAAAATAATTTATTTAAACTAAAATTTTTAAAGTATGGAATAAATGAAATAATATATGTTAAACATTCAATTTCATTTAAAATAGTATTTAATTTTTTGTCTATACCATTTTTTAATATTTTAATTACTACTTTTGAGTCATTTTTATTACCATCTATTCCTTTAAATACTACTCCAATTATACCCGAATTAATGGGTTGACTATCTTCTAATCGTATATTATATTTTGATTCTATTAAATCTAATAATTCATAATCTACTTCTTCACTTTTATATGGAACATTATCTGTATATTTTAATAAATAGTCTTTTTCATCTTCATATAATATATTCTTTTCCAAACATAAAGATTGAAATACTTTTACATATATAATATTTAACTCTTCAAGTTTGTATGTGATAGATTTTACTAATTCTAATCTTTCTAATCTTGGAAGTTTTGTAAAATAATAATAAATAAAATTATTAAAATGAAATTTAATAGTTTCACTAATAAAAATATAAAATAAATAAAAAAATCTTCCAAACATAATTAAATTCTTATATAAATGTATATTATTATTATTTATTTGATTTGCTAATAATAACATTGCTTTTGTTTTATTTCTCATTTATATTTTTATTATTTAAATTATCTATAAATTGTTTTAAATTATAAAATATTTTTTTTACTTTTAACTGTATAATGTTTAAAATAAAAATAATAAAAATTTAAAATATAACCTAATATTAATAATCCTTGTGGAGATAAAGGGTTTTGAAAACTAAAATTAAAATAATTTTTTAAATAATGAAATTTTATAAATTTTTCTATTTTTTCATTATCTTCTAATGAATTTTTATTAAAATAAGATTTAAGCTTACAAATAATATGAAATGGAAATATATGCAAAAAATATATTAATGGTATAAATATTAATAAATTAAATAAAGCAAAATTTTTATTGATAAAAAATCCAAAACCTATAAATAGCCATATTAATATATGTATTACAGAAAGTATATAATATATTATATAATTATCTCTATACATATATTATAAAAAGATTATTTATTTAAATTATCTATAAATTGTTTTAAATTATAAAACATTTTTTTAAACATCAAACCTACAAAATTTTCCATATATATTGGTAAATCATCGCTAATTAATATTTCAAAATCAAAATTAAAATTTATATCTATTTTATTATTGAAATTATTATCATTATTTAATTTAATTAATTCATTAGAATCTAAATTATCTATATTTATATTTGTAATTCCATAATTGAAAATTAATGCTTCATATTTATTAATATCTACATTTAATTGTTTTAAATATTTTTCTTTAATTTCTTCATTCAATAAACTTAAATCTTTATTATAAAAAACTATTGAATTATTATTATAATCAACAATTCTTTTACTTCTAAATAAAATATATTTTTGTTTAATACCTATTTCTTTTGCAATAGGTTTTAAAAATATACAAATATCTACTTCATTTTCATTTAATACATTTAATACATTTAATATAAAAATTTTTTCTATTAAATCAGGATTAATTTTTTCTAATAATTCATATGTTCCAAAATTAAATAAAGCCTTAATATTTACTTTTTTTGGATCTAAATTATTAAAATTATATCTTAAATTATATATTTTTTGTGAATCTTTCTTATAATATTCTAAAATCATATTTCCTTTATTACAGACAAGTATATTTTCTGATTTTATTGTTTTTTCTTCTTCTTGTTTTTGTTCTTCTTCTTTTTTCATTATTTTATATAAATATATGTAATTTTTTTTATATATTAACTAAACAACATGTTTTTATTATTTATAATATTATTTATTTTATTTAAAAAATAATATTATTTAAAGTAAAGTTAGTTTAAATATTATTAATAAAATAATTTAATAATATTATATGAAACCATTCAATATATTAATAATATGTATAATTTTAATAATAATTATATTGGGTTATTTATTTTTTAATTATTTTAATTTAGATAATGATTATATTAATAAAATATCTAATTTTAAAACATTTATCTATTCTATTGCATGGGAAGACTTTAAAATAGATTCAAAATATTTTGATATTTCCGAAACAGATAATGTATTAATGATAACTACTGGTGGTTGTAATATATTAAATACATTATTATTAAATCCAAACAATATAGTTAGTTGTGATTTGTCTCCAGCACAAAATGCAATATTAGATTTAAAAATGTCTGCTATAATAAATTTAAATTATGATGATTTTTGGCAACTTTTTGGTTTAGGAAAACATGATAACTTCGATTATTTATATAATACAAAACTAAAAAAAAATTTAAAATTATATTCTTCAATAGATTTTTGGGAAAAAAATTCAAATATTTTATCAACTAAAGGTTTATATAATAGTGGAAAGATATGTGAACCAATAAATTTTTTAAGAATTTTATATAAAAAAAAACTTGAAAAATTATGTAATTTTAGTGATAAAAATGAACAATATAATTATTATTTAAAAAATATAGAACCAATATTATTTAATAGAAAAACAAAAAAATTTGTAAAAAAAATAGTATTAGAATTTGCAGGAGTTCCCAAATCGCAAATAAAAATTGTAGGAAACGGTGAATATAGTGAAGATATATTATATGAATTTATAAAAAATAGTTATGATTTTACTGTAAAAAACTGGAGTATTAAAAATGAAAATTATTTTTTTCATGGATTATTGATGGGTTATTATACTAAAAATAATTGTCCTGAATATTTAAAAGAAGAAAATTTTGAATTTTTAAAAAAAAATGTAGATAAAATTAAATTATTTAATGGTACTTTAAATGATTATATGAATAATAATAATACTAAGTTTGATAGATTTATATTATTAGATCATATGGATTGGTACGAACAAGAAAACCAAATTGATACAATCTTTAATTTAATGTATAAAAACTCTAATAAAAATGCATTTGGATTCTTTCGCTCAGGAAATTCTAAAAGTTGGATAACAGAATATATAAAAAAAAATAAAAATATTAATTTAATAGATTTATCTCACGAATTTATTAATGATAGATTAGGAACATATCCAGGATTTTTTAAATTTGAAATACTTAAAAATAATAAATAAATTCTTTTACGTATTATAT